AGTTCCAGGCGGCGAAGAAATCGGGTGGAGGAAGCCAGGTCGCTTCTGCTGGTAACTCCGCATCCCGCAGTACTACACAGGGGCGCAGGTCGGTCAAGCTGACGCATTCACAAGTCGCGATTGCGAGAAAGCTTGGTGTACCTCTCGAAGAATACGCCAAGTACGTGAAGGAGTAAGCACATGGCTGACAGAACACCTCGCACCAGCGAAACCCGCGAACAAGAGTCGCGCAGAAAACCTTGGGCACCGCCCAGCTACCTTCAGGCTCCGCCTGCTCCAGACGGCTTTGTACATCGTTGGGTTCGTGTGTCCATGCGTGGGCAAGACGACAAGATCAACGTACACGCAAAGCTTGCAGAGGGCTGGGAGCCAGTTCGCGCCGACGAGTATCCTGAGTACCAAGCGCCTGTCATTGACAGCGGGAAGTACGACGGTGTTATCGGACAAGGTGGCTTGATGCTGTGCCGTCTACCTGCCGAGACTGCATCCGAAAGAAACGCGTATTACGGGGGCCGTACCCGAGAGCAGATGCAAGCTGTGGATCAGGATCTTATGAAGGATCAACATCCTTCGATGCCGATTTCCAAAAGTCGGCAAAGTCGTGTATCCTTCGGAGGTCGCGCTCGCGACTCCGAATAACCTGCTTGAAGGAGCAATACCATGGCAAACTCGAATGTTGCCTTCGGTCTTCGCCCCGTTGGTATTAATGGCCAAGGTGCCAATACCACCGGCGTGACCGAATATCGTATTGCCTCGAACAACACCAACGCGATCTATCAGGGCTCGCCCGTTATTCCGCTGTCCACCGGTTTCATCGACATCGTGGGCAACGCAAACGGCGGCACTGTCAGTCTCTTGGGTGTTTTCTGGGGCTGCGAATACGTTTCGGCTACCACCGGTAAGACGGTGTGGTCGAACTACTGGCCGGGCTCGGGTGCAAACTCGACCTTCCCGGTCAAGGCGTATGTCTATGACAACCCGAACCAGACGTACGTGATCGCGGCTGATGCCTCGCTCACTGACGCGGCGACGGCTCAGAGCCACGTCTTTGCTAACGCGAACTTCGCCACCGCGACCTCCGGGTCGACTGCCTCCGGCATCTCGTCGGGCAAGCTCGCCGTCAGCACCATCAACACCACCGCTGCCCTGCAGCTCCGCATCATCGGCATTCAGAACGATGTGGAAAATCAGGACTTCGCCGCGGCTGGTATCCCGGTAATCGTACGTCTGAACAACAGCTTCAACGCGCCGAATGGCTCGATTGCAGCTGGTACTGTTTCGACGACCGGCGTTTAAGGAGGGCTGAAACATGGCTATCTCGCGCGCACAACTTGCGAAAGAGCTGGAGCCGGGTCTTAACGCCCTCTTCGGCATGGAGTATGCTCGTTACGAAAACCAGCACTCCGAGATCTACGTCACCGAGTCTTCGGATCGTGCATTCGAAGAGGAAGTGATGCTGTCCGGGTTTGGATCAGCACCGACCAAGTCGGAAGGTGCAGGCATCAACTACGACGATGCCAACGAAGCCTACACCGCTCGGTACAACCACGAAACCATCGCGCTTGCCTTCTCGATCACCGAGGAAGCAATCGAGGACAACCTGTACGACCGCCTCGGCAGCCGTTACACGAAAGCCCTCGCCCGCTCGATGGCTCACACCAAGCAGGTCAAAGCTGCTGCCGTCCTGAACAACGCGTTCACGGCAGGCGCTTTTGCAGGCGGCGACGGCAAGGCGCTCTGCGCCACCGACCACCCGCTGACCAATGGCGGCTCGTTCCAGAACGAACCGACCGTGGCTGCTGACCTGAACGAAACCTCGCTGGAAGACGCTCTGATCTCCATCGCCGGTTTCGTGGACGAACGTGGTCTGAAGGTCGCCCTCCGCGGCATGAAGCTCATCATTCCGCGCCAGCTGCAGTTCGTGGCTGAGCGTCTGATGGTTTCGAACCTGCGCGTTGGCACCGCCGACAACGACGTGAACGCTATCCGCAGCATGGGCTTGCTGCCGGATGGCTACACCGTCAACGACTTCCTCACCGACCCTGACGCATGGTTCGTTAAGACGGACGCTCCTCGTGGCTTCGTCCACTTCGAGCGCACCCCGCTCTCGACGAACATGGAAGCCGACTTCGACACCGGCAACATGCGCTTCAAGGCCCGTGAGCGCTATTCGTTTGGCTTCTCGGACCCGCGTGCGGTGTTCGGTTCGCCGGGCGCAGCGTAACCCCCTGTAAATCCTTCGGGATTACAGTGAAAGGCCCGCTTCGGTGGGCCTTTCTTTTTGTTTATCCACCGTGTAGACTGCGTGGAAGGGTAACATCAGCCGCGCAGACAGGATGCCCTTCCTGACGTTGCACAGACCGCGCGGCAAAACCTTGTGCAAGGGGTACTACCATGGCTTCCACTACGTTCTCTGGACCAGTGACTTCGACCAACGGCTTCGTCGTTGGTGCGGACAGCTTCATCGCGCTCACTGCTCAGACCACTGCCTCGCTTCCGACGGCTTCGGCCGCAAACGCAGGTCATGTCCGCTTGATCAGCGACAACGGCGCAGGTAACAATGAGCGCTGCCTCGTTATCTCGACGGGTTCGGCCTGGGTCACTGCTGTCGGCGCAGCCCTCAGCTAATAGGAGGCCTGCATGGCTGGCTCGGACATCAAAACAAAACGGGTTACCGGAACCGGTGCGCTGAGCGTCGGCCGGGCCCGTATTCGTCACATCACTGTTCTGGTCAGCAGCGCTGGCGCTGGGCGTGTGACGATCACCGACGGAAACGGGGGCTCAACGCTTCTGGATGTTGATTTGGAAGCGAACAGCTTCTCGACCATCGACATCCCAGATGACGGCATTCTTGCCACCTCCGACATCTTTGTGTCGACGGCAACCAACGTCACTGCGGCCACCATCTTCTGGTCCTAAGGGGTGAAAATGGCTCGGGAATTCTCTTCCATTTCCCGGTTCGGAGCTACCGAGCCATTTGAACTTCAGGTTGCTCGTGGCCAGATCACCGCGCACCGGAGCGTCATCGTGTTCGGGTATAACCCGGACGTTGATACGGCCCGCGTCACGGTCTGGCCCTACACGGGTGTCATCCCGCTTCCCGCGGCAGCACTGAAAATGAAGGTTAGCTCCTCGAGCGCCAACGACACGGCAAACGGCACAGGTGCCCGCACTGTGTATGTCGAGGGTCTGGACGCTAACCACGAAGAAATCAACGAGATCGTCACGATGAACGGCCAGACGCCTGTGCTGACGACTCAATCGTTCCTCCACATCAATAACGCCTACGTCGCGACGGCCGGTTCTGGTCTTTCCGCTGCCGGTGACATCTACTTTGGGGACGGCGTCGTAACGGCGGGCGTCCCTTCCACGGTCTATGACCTCATCAAATTCGACTACAACCAGCGCATCACTGGGAGCTACACTATCCCGGCGGGGTTCACCGCCTATGTGGCGCAGGGCCTTTTCTCCGCCGGTCAGCCGGGTGGCTCGGCACAGGTGGTGGGTCGACTGCTGACAGTTGCACAAGACGGCATTCGCCGCACTGCGGCAATCACCACAGTCAACAACGGCACGGCCGACTACGCGTTTGAGTACCCGATCCGAATCCCAGAGAAGACCACGTTGGAGGCGACTGCTCAGGGCAGCTCAAACAATAACGAGGCATCATCCCTCTTCATTCTGCTACTGGTGTCAAATGGCTAAAACTCCCGCATGGACCCGCAAAGCTGGTAAGGACCAAAAAGGTGGCCTCAACGCCAAGGGCCGAGCTTCGGCTAAAGCCCAAGGTATGAACCTGAAACCCCCGGCTCCGAACCCGAAGACCAAGGAAGACAAGGGCCGTCGCGCTTCGTTTTGCGCGCGCATGAGTGGGATGAAGAAAAAGCTTACGAGTGAGAAGACTCGTAACGATCCGAATAGCCGTATCAACAAGTCACTTCGTGCATGGGACTGCTGACATGGGAAACGTTAACCTAACCCCGGAAGAACTTGAGGCGATGCTGGACCGCGCAGCCAAGAAGGGCGCAAGGGCCGCGCTTGAAGAAATTGGGCTGCATGACGAGCAGGCCGGAAAAGATCTTGACGAGCTACGGAGCCTACTTGCATCGTGGCGTGATACGAAGAAGGCGATGTGGACAACGGTGGTGAAGGTCATCACTACGGCTGTGCTGCTGTTTATTGCAGGGGCTGTCGGGTTCTACATCAAGAACAACGCTGGGAATTAAGCGATGAATCGTGCTAGTATGGCCAAGCAAATCACGGAGGCTCCAATGGCTGGTTGCAAATCCAAGGGTATGAAGATGGGTGGCTCGGTCAAGACCGGCTACAAAAAGGGTGGCATGGTCAAGGGTAAAGACCAGTCCATGTGCAGCCCGCGCAAACAGATGGCTATGGGGAAGATGAAGTAATGGCACCTAAGCCAGGACTCTACGCCAACATTCAAGCCAAGCGTAAGCGGATTGCTGAGGGCTCTGGCGAGAAGATGAGGAAGCCCGGCTCCAAGGGCGCGCCTACGGCTAAGGCGTTCCGAGAGTCGGCCAAAACGGCGAAGAAAAAATGACCACATCTGGTTCGAGAGACTTTAATATCGACGTGGCCGAGATGATCGAAGAGGCCTACGAGCGGTGCGGACTTGAGGTTCGCACCGGATACGACGCCCGTACGGCGCGTCGGTCTCTCAACCTCATGTTTGCTGAGTGGGCTAACCGGGGTCTGAACCTCTGGACCGTGACGCAGGCTTCTATCACCCTGACGCAAGGGACGGCGACTTACACGCTTCAACCTGACGTCGTGGACATCCTCGAGATGGTTCTTCGCCGCGACGGCACGGACTACGAGATGGATCGGATCAGCCGCGCGGACTACTTCGACTTCCCGAACAAGACGAACCAGGGTCGGCCGTCTCAGTTCTTCTTCAATCGCCAGATCTCGCCGGAGATTAATCTGTGGCAGACGCCAGAGAACTCCACCGACCAGATCGTCTATTACTATGTGCGACGGCTTGAGGACGCAGATGCCTTGGTCAACACGGGCGGCGTTCCGTTCCGGTTCTACCCGTGCATGGTC